CGACATCAAACGGCACTCACTTTTCCCATGTCTTTGAAGACCTAAGCCCAGCGCTAAACAATGTGATTGTTCCGGCTGCCGCGTTCTCTTGGTTGGTGCCATCTGGTCAAGCCACGGTGCAACTTGCTAAGTGTGCTTTTGAAACCAGCGGTTATGTGCTATCTCAAGTCAAGAGTCTAAGATACCCGCCTCCAACAGGTGCTGTGTTTAGTGGTACCTTTGCAGGTGATGCTATTGGTGTAGGTGCTAATACTTACGTTGGCTCAGTGGTCAAAGCAGACGGCACAGCATACACGCCTAACGGAGTCATCAAGGATGTACGGGCAAAGGTTGCCCTAACAGGCCCCGGTACCGGCACCTTTGGTCTTTACACGGTTGAGATGCTTTATGATGCTGCCGTGGGTGCTACCTACGATGGCACAGTAGACGTTACGCAGTACATCCAGAGTCTTAGCCTGGCGGTTGATGAAGACGGCAAAGCCACCTGTACCATTGGCGCTATCGCGAAGTCATTGATAGATGCCGGTGTGCAAAAGCCTAACGTTACATCCGACCGACCGGTGAGGATTGCTCTTGGTGATAACGCTACACCGACACCAACTTATCAAGACATATTCCGGGGTACGCTTCAGCCTCCAAAGATTCAGTTTCTAGACCGTGACACAACAGCCAACTGGGCAACTTATGTCTACACCGGAACGGATCGTAGCGGTGACTTTGAACTGGCTTGGATTGTTGAATCCTATCCGTATGATGGCATTACGGCTGGCAATGCGATTCTTGACCTCATGAAAATCGCTGGCTACGATGATGCGGTTTCTCCTTACTTTGGTGGTGACTTCCCCGATCAAGAGCTGCCGTACACGACGAACATTTCCAAGGGGCAGTATAGCCTTGCGCCTGACTACGGCGATAATGTCAAATCGTATCTAGACAAAATCAAGCAAGAATACTACGCTACTTGGATAACCGGCTGGATGCCGACCGCATCGGGTTATTTCTACCAGTGGCTCAATGTGAACGCGGCTAGCACGGCATCTACGATGACGCTCTACCAGAGCATAGCCAATGCAACCACGGCGGGAGTGGCTGAAGAGCTACGCCCACAAAGGGTGATTCGTAGCCTCAACTCTTACAATGAAGAACCGGAATGTACACAGGTTACAGTCATCGGTCAAGACCCTAACACGGGAATCTTTATCCCTTACACACAGATAGATAGTGCCGCTGAGATTGCGGCAACAGCACCGGCATCAAGGCCTAGAAACTGGCGCGGCAGACCGGTTTGCTATCAGTATCGTGACCCGGCGCTGAACACTTTAGATGCCGTAACGGCAGCCTGTTTGATGCTCTACACCCGGCTAACAACCGGGCGCACCATCATCGAGTTCGACGCTACCCTACTGGTTTACAACGTTTCAAACCGTCCGGTCTGGCTGGGTGATGTCATCAAACTTATGGACACAGACGGTACGAGCGTACTCGGCAACTACCGGATTATTGCCATCCCGCAGATAGAGTTTGTACAAGAGAACACGCCCGGATCTAGTACGCTTTTCAATGTCCGAAGGGCATCTTACCGAGCGGTCTATGTGAGCGCAGGAACTTAGGTATGCCATACATAGACGGCACTAGAACATCGACGCTCACCATGAGCCACACGCAGAATGTCCTTGTGCGTATCTGGAATCCTTTTGCCACGCAACCGTTGGAGCCTGACTACGATACTCACTTTACAAACTTTACCTTTGGTGGGCATCTAGGCTTTTCGGCATCGCTTGCCATTGTTAGTACAGTGGTTGCGCCATCGCCAGGCTCGGCTTGGACTTGGGAGCTTAGGGCAAACATAACGGTCAACAATGGCCACGGTTCAAGTAATACTTCTTATGTTGTGTTGACATCAGGAAGCGAAACCGGGGCTACAACGTACAAGGATGTTAGCCAGACGGTAGCAGGTACCTTTAGCGCTTCAGTATCAACCGACAAGTTATGGGACATTGCCGAAGCGGCGTTTTCTTCTTCCAGCGCACCTACGCAGTTCCCTAGCCTAACCTCTTACACTTGGTATGAACGCACCACTACGGGCGCTACAGCAGCTTGTAGCCTATCTGCTGGCGGTGGCTCCGTTGCGGTGTCAGCTGCGGCATCATCTAGGCAGACGGCAAACTATACGGCAACCCTGAGCGCTTCAGGATTCTCAAGCGGGGATGTTCGGCACGACTTTGCCGTATCGCTGGTCAAGGTCAACACCGTTGCCGTGCATGACATCACACACGCTCATACCTTCCACAACCAGAGCGCCACCGAGTGGAGCCTAAGCCTTTTAGGTGAGACAGACGGCTTTGGTATCGTGTCATCTGCAAGCGGAACAATCAGCACGTCATCATGCCTTGATCGGGCTGTCTCTATTGTCGGCAGGATACGAGCATGGGAGGGTGCATACCCAGACAACCTCGATGTGATTGTTACCGGCTACGATGGCGGCACCCGTACGGTTACAAGCTCTGGCGGCTCATACGGTGGGCAGGATACCTTTGTAAACTTCTCGACAACCACCGTACTAACCGACCCGACCTACGGAAGCGATAGCCTAACAACCAGTTTGAACGATGTCCCTGAATGGATAAGCGCGGCATTGTCAAGCAGCGGCCTAACAACCAACGGAGATAGTAGCACAGACACCCGCGTACTGTTCCGTGGCTTTCGCTTCAATGGCTGGAGCATAGCAGAAACAAACAACCGCTCTATAGGTCTTACAGGTAATGATCGGCTTTACGCACCGTACGAAGGGATGAGCGGCTACCGTTATCTTGCCATTCAAATCAAAGCACAAAGTGGCACCAACCAAGCCGGATACATCGAACTGACTGATTACCACGGCAACACGAAAAAATGGCAGGTTGTGGCTCCTACGACCTCCTACAGCACGGTAACCCTTGACCTTTGCAGCCCTGACATATGGAGCCTTGGAGCCTTACCGGCAACTGAAGACAAGGACAACCCGTACCCTCGGAAGAATACGACATCGAGCAGCTACGCCGGTAGTGAGTCTGTCGATACGGCTTACTGGGGTATCACTTCATGTCAGCGGTTACGGGTATCTAGCGGCTTGATTGACATCGGTACAACCACGCTAACCTACACGAACACCGATTCAACCTATGTACCGGATACCTTCACAGCGCAATTTGAGCGCATCACACCGGCTATCGTTTCTGAATCAGGCACAACCACCTACTACTACGGGCGGCGCTTTTGGCAACAAGACAGAGACGGGCGCACCGAGGAAGAGTCTGACGTATGGTGGCAAAAGACGGTCGGTGGTGCAACCGGGGTGACAACCTACACGGTGCAACCGGTAACCATCAGCGGGCTATGTGACCAGATCAATGCTTCCGACAACAGCATTGTTCGGCATCCCGGCTGGGTGGCAACTAACTCCGTAGCCTACCCGGCTGGTGCTACCTGCTCTGCGTCTCAACCACCCTTGCGGGATTGTTTTCTCAACGGCGTTACGGGGTATTCGACTTGGCTAAGGGGCGGCGGTATTCTTGCCACCCCACACGCTACAACAGGCACAGACTTTGCATACGGGCATCAACTAGCGCAGGGAACCATCGTAGCCCAGACGCTCTTTGACCGGATCAATGGTAACTTCCCGCCGGATCTCAATGACCCGTTTGATGTCAATGGTGGTACCGAAGCCGGGCTGTACTTGGCGGGTGGAAGTTTGCTCAGGGGTATTTCCCATGGTGCCTTACTAGACAATGCCGGTGACCCTTTGACCACTGGCACGGTTGACCTCCTGCTAACCAGCACGAGCGCGAACCGGGGTAGTGATAGCACGATAGATGCCGAGGGGCGGTACTTTACATCCACTCCTTGGGGACTGGGTGAAAGCAATCACACGGTCACCTACAGCACGGCTACTATTGGTCTACTGCCGCTTCATACATCGCACCGCTTCCGCTCTTGGTTTAGGGAGCAGGAGTTAGCCGGTGTTTGTGTATCTGCTGACGTGGCACCTAACCAGCGTTTCTGCTATGCCGTCATTGAAGATGGAGCGGTAGCTTTACACTTTGCCGATGGCCCGAACGCGACCAACTTTGTTATGCAGACTACGCCTATTACGGATGCGTCCTGCGTACACATTGCATACGATCCGACGAGCGCGGTAGGTAGGCTTTACATCGTGGTTGATGCGTCAGGTAATGATGTCAAGTCGTACTACACAGAAGATGAGGGGGTGACGGTATCAGTGGCAGTAACTGTAACTGGTTCAGGGGATGATGCCAGCGTGGCAATCAACCCGATGGGTAAGCGCATCGTTGTCTATCACCACTCTAACAGCCTCTACAGGGTCATCTATGACCCGCAGGGGAACGTTGTTACGGCGGCAAGCATCATTGTCAGTGGAGGCGTAGCCCAAGGCAAGACGGCGATTGCTTGGCGCTTAGGCGTTTGGTTTGCCTACTACCGTGATGGTGGGAATAGTCTTATGCAGATATCAAGCATCAATGACGGGGAATCTTGGACTTAGGAAAAAGGGGTGGTGGGCAGTTTGTGAAAACAGCTTGGGAGTTAGCCTGCCCACCGTGTCGGGAGATAAGGTCGACAAGGAGAATATACCACCATGACAAGACCTATTGCACTCAGAGCCGCTAAAGAAGCGTTAGACAATGTCGGTGTTCAGGAGACCGGAGACAATCGCGGCAAGGCGGTTGAAGTCTACCAATCCTCTACCATCCCACCCGTACCACCCGGTAGCCCTTGGTGTGCTGCCTTTGTCGTGTACCGGCTTAGGAATGCAGCTCATGACTTGGCGCTAACAATCCCCCTAGACTGGCCACGCTCGGCTTACTGTCCCGATCATGGCAACTGGGCAAGGCGTACCAAGAACTGGCTATCCGTGAAGGATGCTGAAGCCGACCCTACAAAAGTGCGTATCGGTGACTTGGCGTGTTTCTGGTTTGCACCACTGAACCGTTTGGCTCATATCGGGATTGTAATAGGTGTATTCCCTTGGGGCGTCAAAACGGTTGAAGGCAACACGTCACCAGAGATGGAAGATGAAGACAAGGTAGAGCGCGAGGGTGACGGTGTTTACAGGAAGGCCAGAGCATGGCGCGAGCTTGGAAGCAACGGCGGATTTGTAAGCATCGACTGGTAACGAAAAAAGACCCGACTTTTTAGATCGGGTCTTTCCTCATCAGTTCCGGCATCAGTTGTTGTTTTTGGTTTCCCTTGCGGGTGCTAGGATTATACCCTACGGCATCAACTGACTTGCCATCTCGCCGATCCATTGGCGAATCTGCCAGTCCGAAGGAGCGCCCATTGTGAACTGGTCAACATCAATGTGGATGTCAACACCGTTGCTGCTGTAGACCACGTTCAACAGGTTGCCCTTACAGGTTGTGAACCAAAGCATCCGGCTGATGTCGTGAAGGGTGCAGCGCAAAGAGCGCTGATACTGCCACGCGCCGAGCGCTTCATTCCATACGGTGGAAAAGTCCAGCTCTACGTTTTCAAAGGTTGTGTGACCGTGCCGTAGCACGTTCTCCAACCGCTCCATCGTGTAAACCTCATCTACTACTGTCATTCTTTATCTCCCTGCGGTGTATATCCGCATCCAGAATATACACTGAATGCGGATAACTTGTCAAACTGTTTTTATGGTGACCGATTCTGAAGCCGGTATTAGATCAAGCCCGGGTGCATGGTCAAGAGCAAAGTCGCTGAGTTTACTAACCAGTACGGTGTGCTTTGTCTTGATGGCTTCCGGGTTGTGGTGCATCAGCCACGCTACTGTTTCTTCTTCATCAACCACGCGAACCTTTTCGGCAACGGATCTAAACGAAACCGTACCGTAAGGACACGTCCAAGTCTTGACCTTTAGGGTTCCGTCAGCCTTGCGCGGTAACTGCGACATTGCGTAGTCTTGCAGCTGGGCGTTGTACTGGCGCTCAAGCCACGCAAGCCGTGCTGATTGCTTGGCTATCATGGCTGTGCAGTTTGCCAAGATGGTATGCATCTTAGCCGTTTCGGCATCGATGGCTGCCTCGATGTCCATCCGCTTCCGCATCACCAGCAGCGCCAAGTCTTCGGGTGATTCGTTCCCTGTTATCCAACCGGACGCAGGCCCGGCATACTCGCCGGTTTCCTCGTCGTACAGCTCGCCATCGATTACATCAAAACCCATTATCTTCCTCCCAACGGTCTAGCCTTCAGCGGAGCATCGATTACAATGTTGCCCTGTGGGCCTCTACGGAAGTCCTCACGGGGCGCTACCGCGCCGTTTGCATCATCATCCTCATCAGCACTTATTGCCAGCAGAGCGGACACGCTGTACCGGCGGCCATAAGTAAGAGCAGAGCCTAAGCCGTGGGCATCAGGCTTGGTTACCGGGATGGTTGCCGTGGTGCTGATCCACTCACCGGAGGCGTGAATGATGCGGCTCTCTACAGTAATCGCTGTGACCTTGCCATCTGTGACGTGAGTTTCCGTGGTGCCTTGGGTTAGCATCAGGTCACTCGCCGTAAGGATAGGGCGCAGAGCGTCCAAGATGGAATCCAAGGTTACGTACTTGGACTTGAAGGCAGGGTTAGTGCCTTCTTTGCTGATGCCCTGCATACGGCTTTGTGCCTTGATGAGGGAAGGGGCAATAGCCCCTATGTTTTCGCTACTAGTCAAATGTCTTCTCCCATCCAGTTGTTGATACTGTTGATGTGCTTGATTACTTCAGTCCGGTTGTCTAAGTCAACCGCGCCATCTTCCACAAAGTGCTTTGCAAGCTCGCTGTCGCGGTTAGCCATGATGTAGTCTGCGGTCTCTTCATGCTTCATGGCAAAGATAGAACCGCAGATATAGCCGTGGCCACCATCAGAATAATAATCAACCTTATCGAGTAGGTTGCTTGGTATGTAAACACCAAGATAGTCATCTGCTCCCATTATTCACCTCCCTCAATAACTATATGAAGCGATGGGTTCCTACCTTGCCGTTGCAGGTAGTTTGCGATGCACAGATGCAGTGAAAGGCTTACACCATTCCGCGCAAACTGTTGTTGCAGGTTTTCGCCATCAATGAATGGAACCCATTGATCATCTATGAATAATGCCGTAGTAAACGGAACGGTTACATCAACAACCTTGAACGATGGAATCCTGAACACGCCAGCCCCTGCTGGCAATGCGGTTAGTGTTGTCTTCATTACTTATCTCCCGTACCCCTTGGTACATCAACAATATACATTGTAGATATATATAACGCAAGGGGTTGACAGCATATTATATTCCTGTGGTATATATGGAGCATGATTAGAGGATTGACACAAAACGAACTGTCTCGGCGTACTGGTTTCAAGCAACCACGCATTAGCGACTATATGACCGGGAAGAAAGCGCCTAGTGATACGAGCTTGATTGCTCTGGCTGAAGCGATGGATATGGATCCTGCGGAACTGAGCAAGCAGCTATTGATGCGTAGGACACTACGCAAGGGCAAGGCACCGGAAGCACCAGAGCAACCGGGCGAATAAGGTAGATAGGGAGATAAGAAAATGCAACGTTGCATAGAGTGCGGTTCGGAAGTTATTGATCGTGACAAGATGTGTACGGCTTGCCGGGTGAGTGAGTGGCAAGACCAGCAAGCGCAAGCCCAGAAGCTCAGGGAGCGGCACTACGCGCTGGAGGCTAACCGCGATGCTTACCTTGGACGTAAGCGGGCGGTACGTGATTCCATCCGGGCCGGTGTAGTCACTGCGATTGCCGTTATGCTGTTCCTCGCTCTGGTATCTGCCACCCGTGATGCCATGCGGTACGAGTACCAGACAAAGCCAGCGGCACTGAAGGCGCAGGGTGTCAAGTGATGCACGATCGGAAGTACTTGAGTAAGGCAGAGAAGATTGAGATTCTCAATCAAGTAGCCTTGCATATTGCAGCTGGTCATTCTAAGCACCGGGCTGCTTGGTTAGTCTGGGGTGCAAACGGACGGAATGTTTTTAGATGGCTTGATAAAGATAGGGACTTATGGGAAATCATCCATACTGAACCATACCCGTACGACGATGGCCCTGTTGATGGTAGACGGGAAAAAGCCAGACCCTCTTTCGATTGGTCTGAGGCTATGTCCAAACTTGTAACCGGCTTTACTATTCGCGCTCGTGGATCAAGGCTGTACAAATATAGGTTTGAAAATGGACGTCTTGTCGAGTATCGGAAATCACTAACCTCCGATGATTGGTATTCAACGACAGAGGTTACAATCCCTGAGCAAGCCTACGATACGTGGAAGTTTGAGGTGGTGGCATGACGTGGATGAAGCCTGGAGTAGTAGTTCAGTGCTGGGATGACTTCTACAATCACAAGCAAGGCCCCCTTGCAGTCATCGTAGATATTGACGGGCCTTGTACCTGTACTCACGTTGTAGCGCAGATCAATCAGCTGGGAGCAAAACCACTACCTGAGCATTACCACTTGGAATGTCAACCATACAACCGTAAGCACACACAAGAATCACGGTTTGGATATAACTACATCGATGCAACTGGAAAAGATATTTGCGCTCATTATCATCTAAGGCGGGTTGATGTAGGATTGGTTAGTTCCATTCCGGAACCACCCACTGAAGTGCAGCTACAAATGGACTTTAGTTGATACCAAGTAGATCCGTTGTACGGCAGACGCTCCGGGCTTTGAGTAAGGCGCCGGAGCGTTTGTTGTCTCATGAGGAGATGGTCTTACTACATCAGGCATGGGCGGCAGACATCATGCCCAAAGAGTGCATGGCGGAAATGGTTCATCGGAATACGGGCCTATGCAAAGAGATGGCCAAGCAGATACACAAGCAGGATGATTTTGAAGATGCCGTAGCGTTCTGCCTTCAGGGCTTGATTATCGCCATCCAACGGTGGGACTCCAGCCGGGGGCTACGGTTCAGCACTTTCGCCATGAAGTGGATAATCCAAAAGTACAGGCGTTACCAGTCAACCCAAAGTAAGACTATACGAGTGAGCGAGCATACCATCTACAAGTGGCTCAGGATACGCAAGGCACACGATCAACACCTCCACCAGCACGGCATACCTCCAACCGATGAGGAGCTTTCCGAGTACACCGGGCTATCGGTTACGATGATAGGTATCGCCAGGGACTCACAGCAAGTACAGCCGGTTAGCATCAATGTTCCCGTGTCTGGTACCGATGGGTTAGTCTATGAAGATTGCAGGGTGCTAGGAGCCTCCACAAGCCCCGAAGAGGCGTTTATCGCAGATTCATGGGCAGATAGGCTGGGTAATGCTTTGCTAAGCCTAGATGACGATTCAAGATATTTACTGGTTAGGCGCTTTGGTTTGGATGGTAGTAAGCCGGAGACCCTGCGTACAATAGCCAGCCGGTACAAGACACCCGTTACTGTCATCGAGGCACAGATAGAATCAGCCTTGGCAACCATTCGGGGGCGGTATGAAGTGGAAGACCTGACTTGAAACACCTTGAAGATAAAGAGCAGATAGCCTTGATTACTTGGGTGCGCTTGATGGCTACCAAACATCCAGAACTGTCTACCATCTACCATTGCCCTAACGGTGGGCATCGAGACATCAGAACAGCTGCTAAGTTCAAAGCCATGGGTGTGAAGGCGGGTGTGTGGGATATCTTTCTACCGGTTCCTACTCCCGGTCTTTTCATCGAGATGAAGGCTGGGAAGGGCAGGCTAACACCGGGGCAGGTTTCCTTCCGTGATGCGCTCCAGCCGCACGGCTACACTTTTGTGGTTGCCTACTCTTGGCACGATGCCGCCAAGGCGATAGCCGATCATGTTGGTTTTCCTTTTGATGTATAATGTGGGTAACCTTTCCTGTGGTTATGGACTTTGTCCACCCTCGGAGTAGCTACCGAGGGTTCCACGGAAGGTAATACACAGGAAATTAGGTAACCCCATGGCACTCCCTGCCACGGATGCGGGTCAGGCTATCGCCTTTCTCCGGCATCTATTCAAGCCGTATCAAGACGGCTTCATTGAGATACGACCTCTAAGCAAGGTCAAGCCCCACGCTAACCGAACCACTTACAGGCTGCCACATTGCCTAAAGGGCGAGGAAGGGCAAGCCCTAACCCAACACATCATGAGTCTTGCAATGCGTGGCTATGATGTCTACGTTGGAGTCTGTCCAAGGGCTGCGCCTGAAGGCCCAGGGCGTAAGCTCGGCAAGGAATCCATCGAGTATGTCGGGGCGCTTTGGCTGGATCTAGATTCCAAGGTACCGGGGAGTAGTCAAGGTTTACTTGATACCTGCGACATCGTGGTTTCTACCGGCAACGGGTGGCACGGCTACAAGGTAGCACCGACACCCATGCGGGTATCTTCCCCCAAAGAACGCACAGCGGTAGAAGCCAAGGTGCGGAGCTTTGCGAATAGCCTACTACCCGGCACCGATAACGTTGCTAATGTGGATAGGATTCTAAGGGTACCGGGAACCATCAACTGGAAAGAACCGGACAACCCCAAGGCGGTTACCCTACTGAAGGGTGGCGGCATGAAGCCAACGTACAAGGAATCCTTGGTGGTTGAGGAGTTCGGCGATGCACGGCTTGATGCCCTGCTGGCATCCGCCAAGGCGGGCGAACTTGGACACGCAAGCCCGATGATACGCCACGCTTCCGGACGCTACACCGGATGCCTTGACACTTTCTTTCTTGAACTCGAACAGGCTTGCATAAAAAGCAAACTTGACGCACGATGGACATTCCTACTGGCTATTGTCAGAGCTGACCTGCCGGAGATTATGGAGCATTACTTTGGATAAAGACTTTTGGGATATTGAACTCGTACCGGACATCAAGCCGGAGCGCAAAGAACGTCAACCGGGTGAGCCGTCAGGTGATGGCACACTCGCCAAGTTGTATCAGCGGCACCCAGAGGGGGGCGGCCCTTACGGCGGGCGTGATAACGCTTTGACGGCTTATGTCGGGTATCTGCGCTCTACTGGGCTTGATTACAACAGCGGATTAGGTGCATCAACACTATTCAATGAAACATGGTTAGATCCACCACTTGAACGGTACGAGGTTGCTGAAAAGGTTGGACGTGCTTGGGCTGATTGGTCTGAAGGTGTACGGGAAATAGTCACCCAGCAGATGGCCGCATCCGAACTTATGGCCGACAAACTCAAGGCACTTGAACCAAAGGAAGAACCAGAGTTAGAAATATGGGACTGGTGGAGATTCAAGCAAGAGGGTTTGAACTGTCCACAACAGCGATGGATTGCTGAAAATATGCTTGTGTACCAAGGGTTGCACTACATTGCTGCCGCATCCGGTCACGGTAAGTCATGGCTTGGTATTGACCTTGCTATTGCTTGCGCCGCTGGCAGGCCTTGGTGCAACTTCATACCAACCGAAGCAGTGAATGTTTTATATATCAATGAAGAAATCTTGCTTGAGAAGTTCTGGCAAAGGTTTTACAAGATGCACGATACAGACTTGCCAAATCTACACATCATCCAAAAGAAGATGACCAAGGTAGATAAAGACGCTCACGTAAAGCGATTGGTGAAGTACATCAAGGAGCATTCTATACAGCTCGTTATTATTGATACTTTTGTACGGGTTCATAGTATGGATGAAAACGATAACAGCGCAGTGGCAAAACTATATGATCGGTTCCAGGAACTCATTGATGCAGGAGCGGCGGTTGTTATCCTTCACCACAATAAGAAGGTTACACCGGGGACAGTCATGAGTCAGGATGTCATGCGTGGAGCCTCTGATTTGGCCGCACAGGCCGACTTAGTGCTTACGGTGCTACACGACATCGATGAGAAGACTTATGACGTGCGTACGGTCAAACATCGCCATGTTGGTGAAGATGACTGGGTGAACTTTATCTACAAGATTCGGAACAACGAAGACGGCAGTATTGAACTTCAGCAAGTAGCGACACCGGGGGCTGAAACTGAGTTGCTGGATAGGATTGTTCAGTACGTGGCAGATAACCCCGGTAAAGCCAAATCAGGCATTGCTGACGGCGTCAGAAAGAACCGTAACAGTGTCTGGGACACGGTTGATGATGCTGTGGAATTGCAACTGATTGAGTGCAGAGGTAAGCGGTATTACAAGCGGTAAAAACTGTATCGAAAAAACTGTATCCCTTTAAGAGTAATTGTAGATACAGATAGTTATAAACCCCCCTCTCTCAGACTCTCACCCCCTACCCCGAAGAGAGGGGTAGAGGGGTAGTTAAAAGAGCGAACCATGTACCTGGCGCTAAGGCGCCGGTACAGGTATCGCCAAGAAAGAATAGAAGCAAAATGGAAAGAGAAAAACTAAAGTTCATGAACTGGGATGAACTTCAAGCGGCGGTACTGGTTGAGCGACAGGATCCAAAGTGGGAGCGCAAATGGCATGCTGTCCGTGCTTGGCTTTTGTACGGTGGCAAGGTATCGCTGAAACGCTGGGTAAACCGTGAAGACAAAGAAACCTACCTTCGCCTAAAGGATGGCAAGGTTGTCTTGGTTCATTGGGATGGAACATGGCAACCATTCTCAACCCTTGATGGATTATCAAAGTATGACGAGTATATTTTGATTACATACGACCATGCTGGTTTTGAAAAGGTGCATCAAGGACGGCTGAAAAAGAGCGTTTGACAATATCCACCGGGTGGGTATATAGTTTGTGTGTTGGTGATGGATGTGAAAATGCTCGCAAGGGCGGCCCCAGTGGTTCCGGTAAAGACCTTTCCATCACCGACATATCAAAGAGCCAGTGGCTCAAGGAGTTTGACTATGGGATTCTTTGCACAGCATGGGAAGTATTCGGAAGGTAGCGGGAAGAAATTCTCCGTTGCCGAGCAGGGCATTTACATTTGTGCCCTCATTGATTGCGAAGCCGTACAAGGTAAGAGCTTCGACGATCCAAACGTTCTCGAACCCAACTTTAAGTGGGTGTTTGAGACCACGGAAGTCGGTGACGATGACGGCCAGCCGTTCCGCTTCATTCAGTACACCAAGACCTACTACGGCAACGAGAAAGCGAAACTGACAATCCTGCTCGATGGCATGGTTGGACGCATGACTAACGCGCAGTTTGCCGCACTTGACATCGAAGCGCTCAAAGGCAAGTCATGGCAAGTGGTCGTAGGCACCCGGCAGAAAATGAACGGCGAACTAACCAATGTCATCGAGACAGTCAAGCCGGTAAAGGTTGCAGCTACAAAGCCCCTAAAGAAGGCTGTACCGGTAACGGATGACATCGAAGATCCGTTTGACGAATAGGTGAGAACTCACTACACGGTCGGTAAGCTTGATGCGCTGGCGGTAATCGAAGACTGGGGGCTGGACTTTGTGTCCGGCTCCATTCTCAAATACCTACAGCGACAGGAGCATAAGGGGCAGGCGGAAGAAGACCGGCTAAAGGTACTTTGGTACGCCGCTTACCTTGTGACACGCTCCAGGGAGTATGCCGACCGGGTAGTAAATGATGCCAAGGAGATAAGTAATGGCACTAGCATTTAGTTTAGAAGAAAAGAAAGAACGCATCCGGCAAGCGATGGAAATCTACTCCACCACCGGATCATGGTCTAAAGCCGACAACATTGTCCGGCGGCAGAGCGTCGAGAAGTGGGTAAGAGACCCTGAGCTGCTGGCATACGCTACAAGCCTTGGTTACCAGCAGATGTGTACCGATGAGGTAGCAGGCTTTGCACCTACTACGGCACACTACACCGCCCGTATCGCTTTCTCCGGTGCCTTGGTGCATATGCGGGATGGCAGGTACGTTTGCCGGGATGGTGCAAGAATCCACTATGCCATCAGCCACGGGCAGATGGTGATGTACAAGCTCGACGGTGCTGGTAACCGGCACCATGCAGGCCCGGCTTACTTCCGTGGCGCAGACATACTCGCTAACGACTGGATGATAATCAGATGACATCTGAGTGTTATTACTGCGGTGGTTTATATTGTCATTCAAGCGGTGCAGTAGGTGACCACTTCCCAGAGCCACAGCGTACCGGAGGCACAGAAACCGTACCTTGTTGCAATGCCTGCCATGATATGAAAGACCGCATCCCGTTTGGAGAATGGAGATCAGGCGCACTAACAGAAATAATGAACGATTGGCATAAGTTTGGAAGATATACGCGTATCTTTCTTGCATCGTATGTATCTCTGACTTCAGGGGTTACAGGAGATAAAAAATGAAATACAACCAGGCACTTGATGCCTTGCTTGCGGAGAAGCCTATACGCCGGGCTTTGTGGCCTGAAGGGCTACACTTCCGGTTTAGTGAACTTTGGGACGTGTTCAGCGTTGCAGAGGGTACAGAGGTCAAAGAAAACAACTCGGTCATCTGGCTTACCGCTAGTGACCTGTTTGCCGAAGACTGGATGATCGGTAAGTACAATCCGGTAACCGGGGAGCCGATATGGGAAGAAACCAAATGATACCTTTTGCTATTGGTGCTTTGGTTGGGGCTGGTTGCGTGGTGGTATGGTCGGAACTGTATACCCGCTGGTTGTATGCTGATGTCAAGCGCAGAGCGAAACGGCAGGGCATCACCGATCAGCAGATGAAAGATGCATTTATATGGGCAACGACCGAAGAAATCGAGGAGAGCCTACATGGCAGCACAACCCGGAGCAGGTAGACCAACCAAGTACACACCGGCAACGGTAGCCAAGCTTACAGACGCTCTGCGAGGTGGTAACACCCGAAGGGCTTCCTGTGCCGCCGCTGGTATAAGTCAGGAGACACTGGCTAGATGGTTAGCCGAAAATGTTGATTTTAGGGACTCTATAGAAAAAGCAGAAGGTGAAGCCGAGCTACGCAACCTTCAGGTCATCCAAGATGCAACCCGCACTACTTGGCAAGCGGCGGCGTGGTGGCTTGAACGTAAGCATAAAGCCGACTGGAGTAGCCGGGTAGAGCAGACCGGCGCAGATGGTAGCCCGGTCAAGGTGATCGTGGAGTACGCGGATAAGCCCGGTGCATGAGCTTCACCACGGCAACTGTCTTGACATCCTGCGCACCATGCCGGATTGCACGGTTGATGCTGTTGTAACCGATCCGCCGTACGGCTTATCCTTCATGGGCAAGCGTTGGGATTATGACGTTCCATCAACTGAGATATGGGCAGAATGCTTGCGGGTTCTGAAGCCAGGCGGTTACCTGCTGGCGTTTGCTGGTACTCGGACACAACACCGCATGGCGGTACGCATTGAAGATGCCGGGTTTGAGATACGGGATATGTTAGCGTGGATGTACGGTTCCGGGTTCCCTAAATCTCATAACGTAAGTTGTGCCATAGACAAGTCATTTGGTCACCCTAATCGTGGTAGAGCAATCCCTACAGCGTCCACGTATCAAGCTTCAGACGTCGATAAAGAAAACAAGTTGACCAGTAATGAGGTCACTCCATACGAACCACTTACTGATGAAGCAAAGAATTGGCAGGGCTGGGGTACAGCACTCAAACCAGCCATGGAGCCTATCACGATGGCACGTAAGCCCTTCAAAGCCACGGTAGCGCAGAACGTGCAGGAGTGGGGTACAGGCGCAATCAACATAGACGGTTGCCGGATTGGTGAAGAGGAAATAAAAACATCCGCAAAAATAGCAGGGCAAAGTTTCCAACATGATTACAACGGTTGTGAGGAATCAACACACTTAGGCCGGTGGCCTGCTAACGTGATGCACGATGGAAGCGCTGAGATTCTGCAAGGCATGGGCGAAGCGGCACGATTCTTCTACACGCCTAAAGCCTGTAAGGATGACCGGGACGATGGGTGCGAGATGATGGAAGAACGTTGGAAGGCTGGCTATTCATATACAGATACACCCGGTAATGCTGCGGATGGAATGTTCAAAGATAGAGAAACCTTAAAGCGCAACTTCCACCCAACCGTAAAGCCTACTGACCTGATGCGCTACTTGTGCCGTATGGTTACACCTACCGGTGGCATCGTGCTTGACCCCTTCACCGGATCAGGTAGCACCGGGCGCGGTGCAGTGCTTGAAGGATTCCGGTTCATCGGTTGCGAGATGGATGCAGACTACATCGAGATAGCGAAAGCCCGTATCCTTGCAGCTGAGAAAGCGTACCAGCCTTGCCTGATATTCGA